GTTGGTCATTGCGTAATAAATGGAAAACGTGTCAAAAAAGGATGGTCTATCGACCCTGATGGAGTAAATCCTATTTTTAACGTAACTTATTGGATGCCATTGCCGGAACCGCCAAAATGACTGACAACCCACACTATGTGACGCCTGAAGAGGCAGGGAAAATGATATGCCCCCACAAACCAAATCAAATGAGCATTTGGTGTGAAGGCCCAAAATGCATGGCGTGGCGGTGGAAACCAACACATCGTCAAGCAGAATGGCCAACTCCGCAAATTATTACAGAATACAACACAACCCACGGGTATTGCGGGATGGCAAGCAATTGATCCGCACCGGCCTTTTCAGGTATGTCCGTTACGACGACATCGACACCTACCACAAACAAGGATGGCTTATCGTTGCCAACCTTGACAAACCCCACAGCCTATACTCCGTCCTGATGTGGCACTGCGACTGCGGACAGCTTGTCAGCTTATAAACCATCTGATACTATCGAATCAGATCAAGGAGCAATCATGGATCAACAGTTTGAGAGTTTCTTAGGCGACCTTGCTGGGGCGTTGAAGAAAGCAGCAGAGTGCGCGGTGTGGGACGTTCCCATGAACCACCGTACAAAAGATTCCATTTCGGCATATAGAGCCGCTGTCGGAATGGTATCGGCTTGTGTGGTCGAGGTCATGGAAAAACACCGCGCACCTGTTGCAGTAGTAAAGCCGGTTGAAAATGTGCCGGAAATGACGGTCGTTGAGGAGCCGGTTGCAGAACCGCTTGATCTTGAACCAGAAAAGCTGTTCGATGACAACGACGACAAACCCCGTCGCCGCAGAACGCATGGAGATCGAAATGCCTCTTAAAAAATCAGCGTCTAAGAAAGCCGTGTCTGAGAACATCAGCAAGATGGTCAAGGAAGGCAAGCCTATCAAGCAAGCCGTAGCAGCCGCTAAACAGACACAAAAGACCGCTGCTAAAAAAGGTAAGTAAGATGGCAAAACGTACTGTCTCGGAAGAAATAGATGCCAAGTTGAAGTCGGGATTAAAAGCAGAGAAGAAAGCGCCAGCACCTTCTGCTTCTCGCATTTCCAATCTTGGGGACTATGCACATCCGGCAAAACGTAAAAAGAAGAAGTGATGCCACGCATTTATAAAAAGAAAGAAGACGCAAAACGGGAAAAGGTAACGGTCCCCGTGTCTTCTGATCTTTTGTCTGAATTGAAAAATTACGCCGTGCGGCAAGACGTTTCTCACACGCAAGCCGCACGGCGTTTTATTGAAACGGGGCTGGAGCGGGATAAACACAATGACAAACATTGAAGAAGTGATTGAACGGTGTTCTGAAGTTGTTTCAAAGTGGCGTGAATTAAACCCCACCATTGAATTGGCGCAAGATTTTGCTTCTGTGTTTGGTTTTCAATTAAATTGGACTTTGACACCTACAACAGAAATTTCACCTGTTGCACCGACTGAAACGGTTGAAACAATTGAAACGCCGCCGCAGTATGAATTGTTTAACGAAATGTCTGAAGAAGACCAATACGCCATGAAAAGCTGGCGTGAGAATAATGGTTTGGCATGGCGGTAAAATCTTCCAAATGGCTTAAGCTTTTTGAAACGTTCATTGCCGACATCCGTATTTCATCCAAAGAATCCAATTCTCAAGATGAACGCGGTGCGAAACTGGAACTGTGGGAATCGCAACGGCGGTTTATTCAAGAAGTTGGTTCTGGTCTGGATGACGACATCCATAAATTTTATTGCCTGAAGTCTCGGCAGCTTGGCGTGACTACAGTTTCGTTAGCAATTGATGTGTTTTGGATGGCGATCCATCCGAATATTATTGGTTGTTTGGTAACGGATACCGAGAAGAACAGGGAAGCCAACCGTGCTTTGTTGGTGAAGTATGTTGAATCATTTCCAGACGGTTATTTTGGTGACACGTTCAAGATTGTTAAGAATAACCGCTCCATGTTGTTATTCTCGAACGGCGCTCGGCTGGATTTGCTGGTGGCGGGCACCAAAGACAAAGGAACGTCGTGGGGTGAAGGTGTCGGATATTCTTTCGGACATTTGACGGAGTGTGCGGCATACGGTTCGGTTGAAGGTTTGAAATCGTTAGAAGAAGGTTTTGCTCAAACCAATCCCAACCGGTTGTTTATTTATGAATCAACGGCAAAAGGATTTAACCATTGGCGTACACGGTATGTCGATGGCTTGAACGATCCGCTGTCCGCCCGGTCTTTTTTTGTTGGATGGTGGGCGGGCGACACCAATAAAATTCAACGAAAAGACCCGCGGTTTTTGCAACACGGTTTACACCCGGCGGAGTTTGAAGAACGTGAAATGATCGAAGCCGTTCGGTCGTTATACGGTCACAAGATCACGGCGGAACAGCTGGCGTGGATACGGTGGAAGACTGAATCGGCGGGTGCTGAACAAGCCTTGTTGGATCAAAACCAACCGTGGACTGCGGAACAGGCATTTGTCCAAACCGGATATTCGTTCTTCCAAACACGGGTTATCACCCAAGATATAAAGCGAATTGAAGAAGAACAGGTCCGGTATAAAGCGTACCGGTATGAAGTCGATGGCGATTTCTTTAATTTCCAAATGATTGAATTGAAGCCGGGCGTGGATTCGCCAGATGATATTGAACTGAAAGTTTGGGAAGAACCGATTGAAGGCGGTAAATACGTTATTGGTATGGACCCTGCCTATGGCCGAAATGACCATAAAGACCACCATGTTATTTCTGTATGGCGGTGCTTTGCCGATAAAATTGTCCAAGTGGCAGAGTACTGCACGGCAGATGTCGAAGCCAAACACGCCGCATGGGTGTTGTTTCATTTGTCGTCTGCGTATGTGGATTGTTTGGTTAATCCGGAAGTCGGCGGCCCCGGCGCACTTGTGTTGGGTGAGTTTGATCATCTTCGCCAATTGCTATCAATGGAAGCAAATGCGGACCGGGTAAAAGCAAGGGGCTGGGAAGATGCCGCGGCTCACGCACGGATGTATTTGTATAAACGGCCTGATTCAATGGGGGCTGGTTATGTCATTGGTTTTGCTACCACATGGTCAACGCAGTCTGTCTTGATGCACCAAATCCGTGGGTGTTACGTCTCGCGTGAACTGGAGATCAAGTCTAAATCATTGCTGACTGAAATGTCATTGGTCGTGGTTGAAGACGGTCACATTGGTGCGCCAGAGTCACGCGATGAAAATTGCAAAGACGACCGTGTGTTTGCAATGGCGTTTGCTTGTCGGGCATGGAAAGACTGGACGCAAAAAGAAATGATGGGGCAAGGCTTGACCTATGATGCGGTTATGTCGGCTCAAAATGGCGAAAAACCTTCGCTGTCTACTACTGTAAATCGGATTGTGTTTAACTATTTAAAGACAATGGAAGAACAAGAAGAAGAAGGCATTGAAGCGCCAACGTGGCAAACGGAGTACGGATTATGAGTAGGGCAGACGTTAAATTTAAGGCAAAAGAACAAGATGTGTCGGCTTTGTTTGACGGCGAAGACACGGTTTTGACGCCAGAGACTGTTCTTTCAAACGGCTGGTTGCCGCTGCCGGAAGTCAGCACTGAATTTCCGTACACGGGTCGCGCAGTCTACGTGACGGACGGTGTTAATACGGCTCCGGCGGTTTGGCGCGTGACACGCTCTTATGATGGAGCCAACGTAAAATGGGTTTACGACCAGTATTGGGCGCAGCATAATGCGGGCGGTCAGCGGTTAGCTATGGTCCCTATCGCTTACAAAAAAATGGAAGATTGATATGACCGTCACGTTGGAGATCAACATGGAAAAGTCCGATACTTTTTTGGAACCGACCAAGTACAAGATCAGGTACCAGTGCGAATTGTGTAACCATCAATACTCCCGCACGTATAAGGCGATCCCGATCAACGACCCACCGTGCCCCAGCAAAGCTTGCGTTGTAAAACAAGAGCTGGCAGCCATGAAAAAGCAGATGGCTAACTTCCAGCAAATGTTGGAATCAGGTCAAGGGCCGGGGCAGATTGGTAACAAGATTGTTGTGAAGGCTGTTGACGAGACGGCGCGGATCGTCATGGAAGATTACCAGATGACGGATTTGAAAGATAACATCCGTCACGGCGAAAGCGTTGCGCCAAAATTGCCCGGTCAACAACAAACGCTGGCGGATAATTATTTTGGCGGTGGGGCTATGCAAAACGCAGGTATCAGCTCGAAGCAAGCCCAACTTCTTGGCCGCCGAGCCATTTCTGGAGCGTTTCGCAGTGCAGCATTAAACCCGGCGTCAATTCAGCTGCCCGATGTTAAAAACGGGCAGTCTGCGTTGCGGGTATTACGAACTGAACCAACAGGTAAAAAGTAAGGGGCTTTTGCCCCTTACTTCTTTTTATGGGCTTGAGCCTTTAATTCTTGTTCTTTGGCCGCTGCTTCGGCGCGGGCAATTTCGCGGCGCATGATACCGGCACGTAATTCGTCCGGATCGCTGACATCCACATGATCGACCAATTCGGACGGTGACATTGCGCCGATGCGTTGCAAGCTGAAGGCCAATTCCTTGGCGTCTTGCGAGAACGCTGGGGATGAGGAGTGCGAATCAACGGTGAGTGATACGTCATCCGGCAGATCGGCAAACGTAAACATAACCGGCACAAGACCTTTGGCTGGCGGGATCAAAACGGTTTCTTCTCCCGGCAAAGATGAATCTTCAAACCCAGCCGCGTCTTTCGGAACCCATGCCATCATTTTTTGGCTGATGTGGACGCGAGCCAGATCAAGCATAAGGGCGCCAAATTTTTCAACGTCACGTTCGACAAGAAGTGCCCGGTCTTTAAACCGTGGCGAGAACATACGGACCAATGTTTCGGCGTGTGCACCGGAACGAACACCCTGTTCGCCTTGACCCTTGGCAATCGGCGGAAGACCCATCATCTCGTCAAACATACGCTCATACTCATGGAGCGACGTCCACAACGCTTCTGGGATTGTAATGTTGTCACGCTCGATCTTGGCGTTCGGGTTGGAATCTGTCCAATAACCGCCCGGCTTGTTGAAGCGAGAGAGTGCCTGTTGGTTCACACCCGTCGAGCCGACAAATTTGGTAGCCGGTTCTTCTTGCTTACGTAACATTTTGTTAATGCCGGTAATGCGTGAATTGATGGCTTCTTGCAGTAGGATTAGACGGGTAACTTCCGACGTACCCCAGAAATATTCAGGCACTGGATTAGGGCAAAAAAGACTGAACGGATGGTTGCCTTTAAGGGTTGGGTCAGTTTGTTTAGCTTCCGTATTATAAGAAAACGCGCTGGTAATTTGGTATTTACCGTTAATTAAAATGCTGTCGCCAATGATCTGGAACGTTGCCCAATCACCACGTTTGTCATCCCAAACCCACACTTCGTCCATTTCCAACATTGAAGATTGGACAGCTGGATCAATGTCCGGTTTTGGTTGCGACATCCAGTCTACAAGGCCGCGGCTTTGGTTGGGTAAACCACTGCCCGCTGCTTGAAATGGGTAAAGGCCGCCGGTCACAATGTTCATGGCGGATGCTGATGCGTCACGCATACCACCCGTTAGACCTTGCATGTGTGACTTGGCTTTTTCTTTTAATTCGTTTTCGTCCGGACGACCTTTAATCAAATTGCGAAATTGGGCTGGCGTGATCAGCATACGGTGCGTAAACGCTTCCATATCTGCATCAAGCTTGGTGTGGTTTTCGTGCAGCACACCAAAGTTTTCCGGTTGAACCAAACGGCAAGAAAACTCTTTGTTGACGACATTCGATTTTGTAATGCCGAGACCTTTGCGAAGCGCAATACCAACTGCTTGCGAAATCAAATTGTCCGAATCAGTTTGACGGCAAATTTTTCTGATGCGTGCCGCAGCCACACGGTTTTTTGATTCGTTGACAATATTAGGTAAGTCCGGATCGGTGATCGCAAACCTTAAAGCGACCGGAGAGAAGAGAAGTGATTCGAGATCGTCAAGCGACGAATACGTTTTATTAAACATTGCAGGTGCCGCGTTATCGGCTGAACCTGAAGTCGCGTAAGCATCGAAAAATGCTCCACGATTTTGTCTAGCTTGCCGGGACGACATGCAAATATTCGCCAAATTTCGGGCGAATGATTCGAGATCGCGTGAAGGTATGTGCATGTCATCCCATCCTATCGTTTTGATAAAGCACAACTTTTCTCAATTATATATTGACAAGTCTTTTATATCCAACGTAATCTTTACGTGTTGAGATGGTAAGCTCTCTCAACGTCCCCAGCAATAGGAGTTTAATATGTTTGACGTTTCTGAAATCGCCGAAAAGCGTGGCCGTAAAATGGCTCGTAAGGGCCGTAAGTAATACGGATTTAAGAGCGGCGGTCGAGAGACCGCCGTTCTTTACTTTTTTTCTAGGAGACTATCATGGCATATGGTTCTTCTTGCCGTTCTAAAAAGCGTTCTACTCGTAAATAACCTTTTGGTTTAGAGAGTGTAAATTATGGCTTTACCGCCCATGCCAATGCCCGGTGGCCCTGCCCCCGGCGCTCCCGGACTTCCCGGTGCGATGCCTCCTATGGGCGGCGCGGGTCCAGCAACTATGCCCGGCCCTATGGCTGGTTCAGCCCATCAAGGTATGTCTTCCCTAAAAGTGGGTCTTGAGGCGCTTCAAAAAGCACTTCCCCAACTTCCGATGGGTTCAGCACTTCATCAATCCGTTCTGAAAGCCGTTGCCGACATCGGCAAGCACCTTGAAAAAGAAGGTGGCGCACAGGGCGATCAGATGGGCGCCATTCAACAATTGATGGAAATGGCGCGAGCCGCTAAGACACAGCCAAACATGGCTGGAATGATGCCTCCCGGCGGCGCACCGTCGCCCGGCGGACCCGGTGCGGGCGCACCATTACCACCAACCCCGCCAATGGGCGCATAGGAGTAAATTATGGCACAGGGAAAAGTTCCTACCCCATACGTTAATGACGTTAAAGAAGATCGTAGCGTCATGCAGTACGTCGAATTTGAAGTTATGGGCATTGGCGCGCGCAAGTCGGGCCTTCCATCTGACGGCACAAACCACATTAAGAGCCTTGAACACGTTGATCGTGACGCTTCTAAGGGTTCCGGTAAAAATGGTTCGACTTCCCCAGACGGTCGGAAATAAGCCATGAGCATGACCCCAGAACAGACTGCCCTTTATCGCTCCAAAGAGTTGATTGACGCACTCTGGAACGACGGTGAAGTTGGCAAAAAAATCCAAGAAGCCGCTAAAGCTAAATGGAACGATGTTAAAACGACTGAGGATATGATTTCCCCAATCGTCGAACCGCATTTGGTTAAACTTCGGGCGATGGAAGAGAAATACGAACGTATTCTCGAAGAACGTCTTGAAGAAAAACGCGCCAGTGAAGACGAGCGCGTTAAAGTTAAACTCGAA